GAAAGTTGTCCAAGCGCTTGTGTGCCAGCCTGTCTCCAAGGTTCTGTTGCGGAAAGTTGTTGTTGCAGGGCTTGCTGTTGTGTAGCTTGGGCGGCAGCGGCAGCTTCCTGCTGTTGTCGAGCCGCTGATTTCGCAGACTCCCCCTGCATGTAGGAACCTATCATCTGGCCCCCGACTACTGCGGCAGATACACCCATGATTAACCTCCTATGACTTTCATATAAGTCAGTTCATTGAGGGCATATCCAAGTCTTTTGAGTGTTCCCGAAAAATCCACTTCGGGTTTCACATGCCATAGAATGATGCCTATTCCGAGTTTCGCCAGTTCATCGTCGCAGTACCTGAGAAACCTTGCGCCTGCGCCACTGGGACGTTTGTCTTTCTGCAAGAAAACCGCATCGTTGGAAGCGATGACCATTTCCTTGTTGTGCAGGTATTTATGCAAGATGAAGAGCGAGTAACCAATTACGATCCCGTTTTCACGGGCAATGAACGTGACGAGCGAGTTATTCTTTTCAAGCGTTTCAAAATATTCCCAATCTGGAGCGGGTCTTTGTCCACGGGATTTGTCGATTACAACTTCCTCCCAGTGTTGTTCAACCAGGTGTTGATTTTCCTGAATGACCTTCAAGGTCTCCCGCGAGAAATCAACCATCTTGCCCCTCCTGTCCGCGTATCTTTATGGAACCGCCGACCACCACAAATTTCACCGATTCAGTCGTTGTCCACTGGAATACAAAATCTCTGGCTGCACCCAAACGGTTCCAGATGACCCTTGGATATTTGTACTGACCCACCTTCCCATAGGACTTCCAGCGCTCAGTACCAAAAGTCCTGCCGCCATCCTTGCTGACCTGGAGCATGATTTGGGGGTCGCTTCCTTGTCCGGTTTGAAGACCAACACCTGTTTCCATATCCAGGTAAAGTTCGTCTATTCCAAACTGGTTTCCGTCCTGCTCGATGTGGCGAGTTGTAAACTGTCTCTTTACGGGCATCCCGTTCTCAGTGAACAGTTCATCGTCGTAGGTGTAGATGTTGTTGCTGGTGGAATCGGAAACGTAGATTTCGCCGTTGAATGTGATTCCCAATTGAGCGATATGTCTTCCGGTAAGACCGAGACCGCTTTGCAGTTCGCTCCAAAAGTCCGTGGTCATGTCGTACAAGAAAGACTTTTGAGCACTTGGAAAGGTCAACTGGTACATCTTGTGACCATCAACCGAGTAGCAGAAGCCAACGGCGTCTTGCCACACCAGAAACTCGTCTATGATCTGCTCGATGTCGATGGTACTTACACGCTGAATATTCATTCCCTGCATGACAGAGACTTCAACGAATCCACCGTACAGGTTTTGAGACAGGAAAAACAAAGCATCACCAATGAATGCAAGCGAGTACCTGGCGGCTAACCCGACATTCTTTGTTGCACCATTTACGCGAGCAAAAGGCAGTGGTGAGCTACCTACGTCCTGCCAGAATTCAGTCGATTGCTGACCAAATAGAATCAATACACCACCAAGAACCACCACCGCCGAAAGTTGATCGGATGCGTTGTCTTTGGTAGCAAAAGTTGGAAGGGCGAAAGAGTTTGTCCATCCAGTACCATCGTATTGCTGTGAAACGTAATACTGTCTTGAGTTGGGACGGTTTACGATAAGGCGGCCATCCATGAAGGCAACACTTGTCGCCCCGTTTGGAAAGTTCGCATCTGAAATAACACCAAACGAACCGGCAGCATTTAGACCCGCTTGTGCATAGGAACCTGTGACAATGGTGTAGATATATCCAACCACGCCATCGACAATCAGCAGTTGAACTCCGTTGTCCTTGAGACTTACATTACCCTGACCTGTGTTGACGTTCAGCGTACCCAAGAGCGTGACAACAAGGTTGGTTCCGATGGAAAACAACTCACTCCCAGCGACAACATAGAGAATGTTGTTTGCCACATGCCAACCGCGAATCGGTTGGGATGGCAGCGCGATTCTTGCCGTCATGCCAGGTGTTCCGCGAAGGATCAAGGCCTGTTTGTCCTTGTCCATGCGGATTTCGTAGAAACAATTCAATCTCCGCTGGCGACTGACATACGCAGAATAGGCGTTGACCCCCCAGCCGAAAATAGGAATTCTTTTCACGGCTCTTCACCGCACTGGAAATATAGCGTGGATATTTCCGCATCCTTGTGCCCTGCAATCGCAACAGCCGATGTGTAGTTATCCTGCATGAGAGGCGTCCAGGGCATGTTATACATCGGCGCAATTTGCTTTGAGAGACCCCAAACCAAGGCAAGAAACACTTCCTGCGGATATTCAAAGTTGTCATTCGGGTTGATGATGTCCTGAACAGGTTCCATGTAGGAAACTACGATGTACTTGGTTACATCCTGTGAAGCACCGCAATCTGTGTAAAGATTCGAGTTGGTCAACTGGAATTCGTAATAGATTGACGTAGGATCGGAAATGTTGGTTACATCGGTCTTGGAAGGAAGATTTGCAAAATCCTGAACTGTACGCATAATGCGTAGGGGAGTATCTTCGTTCATGTTGTCCCGAAGAACTGCTGTCTCGATGTTCAGTGGTTGCTGTGCCGTGGTCTGGTAAGAATAGACCTGGGAACCAATTGAAGACTGACTGGGAAGCGTGGCATTGAGATTGATAGTTGTGCCCACCACGGAAAGAACGGTAGTCCAGAACAAGGCACCTGAATCAAGCTGGATGCCAATGTTGTAGGTCGCCGCAATTCCTGTCGATGATGCAACCACGATACTGCCTGCGCCTGCTGCTGCCGTTGTCGTGGTCAAAGGGCGAACAAAAGTGTTCGTCCAACCCGTTCCGTTTGGCCCGATGGTGTATTGCCCAGTTGCGTTGTTCAAGAACAGATAACCCCACTTACGCTTCCATACCTTCAATCCGGGAGCAAAGTCCGTTCTACCCATCCACTGTTTCACAAGCATGTTCAGTACAAAATTGCAGTCAGTTATATCCTGTGCAGATGGCGGCTCAACTTCATCAAGTTTCCCAACATTCATCATCGACTGACGAATGACTTGATCCCTGTTGCAGGTAAAGTTGAAAGTGCCAGAGGTTGTCATGCCAGTTCTTTCTCTTTCATCAAGCGCATACCAATATCAATCAGGCATTCCAAGTGGTAATAAACTTCATCCACTGTGATTGCATCCTGACATGCAGCCATCGTCCCCTTTTCATTTTTGGTGCAGAATTCCCAGGTATAGTGCATAGAATGGCAGGTTGGAGCTTCGTTATTGCCCCGCCCCCAGCACTTCACGCCTTTACCTTCCAGTGAGGTGCAGTTCACCCAATCACGGGTCAGGTTTTCAACTGTGGAATGGGACAGGAATACGATCTTGGGAACCTCTTCGCAGGCCACGGCATTCAACACGCCAGTTTCAGGCCCGATTACGAGGTTTGCTTCCAGTGTTGTGAAGGCCAGCGATTCACGGATAGACCACTTGCCGCATGTGAGGTGTACCCGTGGTTCTTTTTCCCAGCCTCTTTCCAGCAACTGGGCATCATTCCCGCCAACCAGAACCACATCCACGTTTTTGTAGTTCACCATCAAGGCGGCGATTACGTTGTCCAGGCCCGCCCATGTCTTGTGCGGAGAGGAACCGGCAAGCGACCAGACAACAACAAAATCGCCCATCTTTGAGCGCTGTTTTGCTGCCCACAACTTTTCACCTTCAGTGGGATAAAACTTCACTTGCGGATCGTGGGGAACACCGGCCAGGTCATGCTGGAATTCAAGATAGTTTCGATTCATCATGGAATGGCGTACAGCGGGAGGCCAGTTGTGTTGAGTCCTGCCTGGAAGTGCCAAGAAAGTGCCTTCAACCGATTCAGACAGGTTCACAAACTTGTCGTATTTCTTCGCCTGCCAGTTCCAGAAGCTTCCGAGGTCTGCATTGGGCACTTGGTCACGATCCAGCAGCATCACTTCATCAATGTTCGGGTCTTGGCTGATAACATCCGCGCCTGGAAGACTGGTCATCAACGTGACGTGATAGCCCTGTTTCTTTAGTCCGGCCAGAACACTGCTGGCTTGCATCAAGTCGCCAAATGCGCCAAACCTGCATACGAGGCATGTTTTTTCTGGCGTGTCTTTCAGCCACGAGAACACGGGATTTTTGCCGCTGATCTTTTTAAATATCAGCAGCATGGAATACTCGTTGTCGTTATTCCGTTCCTGCCTTTGAATCAGGTCAAACTGGTTTTCCTTGCCGCATATCTCTTCCATCGTTTCGATGATGTCCACCGGAAGGAAGTCATGAACATGAGTGGGGTTTGCGCCGTCTTCCCCCATGTTGGGATAGAAGTCCTTATGGGGCAGGTATAAAACCAGTTTTCCCCCATGCTTGATGACCCTCCACCATTCCTTGAGGGCGGCTTTGTGATCCACGATATGTTCCAGCGTGTGCGAGCTGAAGACAAAATCCATGCTCTGCGAAGCGAACATATCCAGTTTGCTGGCATCGGCCACAATGTCCGGTTTGTATTGCTGACCGAAGTTGTGAGCATGATCCAGGTTGTCAACGCTGATGGCGTGGGGAAGTATCTTGAAGATGCCAGCACCAACATCGAGTCCCCTGCCACGAAGATAGGGGGCAACTTCCCAAACGATTTTTCTGCTTTCCAAACCTTGCGGATCATCCTTGCGCCATGCCATGTTTTCTCCTTGGAATAAAAAAACCCGCACTGGGCGGGTTTGGGGGACAACAAAAAAGCCGCACTAGGCAGCTTAAAAATCAATCTGACTTACTTCCTTTATTCGATTCCGTGCAATGTCGAAATATTTTTGGTCTTTTTCTATCCCAATAAATTTTCGACCGGCATTTAAGCAGGCCACACCTGTTGTTCCGCTGCCCATACAGTTGTCGAGAATTGTTTCGTCTTCCTTGGTATATGTGCAAATAAGATACTCACACAAGGCAACTGGCTTTTGGGTTGGATGTAAGCCCCGATTTTCGTCCCTGTTACTGAATTTGACGATAGATTCAGGATGCTTGTCATCGTAATTCTTTTTCAGTTTGCCAAACTTTATAGCATTCTCGCTTTGACGTATTGGGATTGCCTCAGATTGTTTGTTTCCACCTTTTTTAATGGATACATCTCGCATAGTTTTTTGAGGAAAGTAGGCTGGCATCTTCCCGTTAACAGAAAACACTAAAATGTCTTCATGTATTCTTAATGGCATACGTTTCGCTTGCACAAAATTACCGGCGAATTGTTTATTCCACACCCATGAATAACAAAATCCTCGCATATTTGAGTGCGCCAATTCTATTGTAAAATGACTATTCCCAAACAATACAATTGCCCCGTTCTTTTTAATCACGCGATTATATTGCCCCCAGAGAGCATCAAACGGTATCACCGTATCCCACTTACATGCTGTCGTCCCATATGGAAGGTCACACAAAATCATATCTATCGAACTATCTGGTATTTGTTCCATCAATTCCAAGCAGTCCCCCAGCATCAAGTGTATTTTATCCATGTTTGAATCTGACAAAAACT